CTTACAGTTGAGCTTTCATCAGATGCACTATTTAATACACCTCCCCCAACAGTTGAGCTTTCACCAGATGCAGTATTGCTGCCACCTCCACCTATAGTTGCATAAAGAGAACTTGCATTATTGCTGCCACCTCCACCTATAGTTGCACAATAAGAACTTGCAGTATTTGTACTACCACCGCTAACTGTTGCATAATAACAACTTGCAGTATTTGTACTACCACCACTAACGGTTGCATAATAACCACTTGCAGTATTACTTATACCACCACCTACAGTTGCGCTTGAAGAAGATGCAGCATTGCCTATACCACCACCAACGGTTGCATAATAAGCACTTGCAGTATTGCCTGAACCACCGCTAATAGTTGAATTAGTACCACTTGCAGTATTACTTATACCACCACTTATAGTTGCGCTTTGGCAAGACGCAGCATTGCCTATACCACCGCCAACGGTTGCATAATCACCACTTGCAGTATTTTCTCCACCACCACCAACGGTTGCATATTCACCATTTGCAGTATTATCTCCACCACCACCTATAGTTGAAGAGTCACCACATGCAGCATTGCCTTGACCACCACTAACGGTTGCATATTCACCACTTGCAGTATTGCCTTCACCACCACCTATAGTTGCGCCTTGACAAGATGCAGTATTTGAAAGACCACCGCTTACAGTTGAAAAACCGCCGCATGCATTATTACTTATACCACCACCTATAGTTGTATAAAGAGCACTTGCAGTATTATTATAACCACCGCTTACAGTTGAAAAACCGCAGCATGCATTATTACTTGCACCACCACTTATAGTTGCGTTTTGACAAGATGCAGTATTGCCTTCACCACCACCAACGGTTGCATAATCACCACTTGCAGTATTATCTCCACCACCAGCTATAGTTGCGCCTTGTCCTGATGCAGCATTGCCTTGACCACCACCTATAATTGCATATTCACCACTTGTAGTGTTATTATAACCACCACTTATAGTTGTATAAAGAGCACTTGCAGTATTATTATAACCACCACTAACAGTTGAGCCAAAGTCCGATGCAAGATTACAGCATCCTCCTCCTACAGTTGAAAAATAACCTGATGCTGTATTATTATAACCACCGCTTACAGTTGAAGTCTTGGCAGATGCAGTATTACAGCATCCACCTCCTACAGTTGCTCCTCTACATGATGCAGTATTACAGTATCCACCCCCAACAGTTGCATTAAAATATGATGCAGTATTAAACTGTCCACCCCCAACAGTTGAACTGTCACATGATGCAGTATTACAGTATCCTCCACTTACGGTAGAGCGATAATCTGATGCAGTATTAAACCGCCCACCCCCAACAGTTGAAGAACTACATGATGCAGTATTACATTGACCTCCACTAACAGTTGCATTAAAATCTGATGCAGTATTAAACTCGCCTCCGCCGACAGTTGAAGCGCCACATGATGCTGTATTATCATAACCACCGCTAACAGTTGAGGAAAAGTCTGATGCAGTATTACAGTATCCTCCACTAACAGTTGAAGAACCGCCGCATGCAGTATTACACTGACCTCCACCAACAGTTGCATTAAAATCTGATGCAAGATTACATTTTCCCCCGCCGACAATTGCGTGTCCACATACCGCTTGATTAAGATATCCACCACTAACAGTTGAGGAAAAGTCCGATGCAACGTTACATTTACCTCCACTTACAGTTGCTTGTCCACATGATACAAGGTTACACTCGCCTCCGCCTATAGCTGAATTATTACCCGATGCAGTATTAAAAGTTCCGCCACCTATAGTTGAACTGTCCCCGCTTGCAGTATTGGTGCCACCGCCCCCAATAAATGATCCTGTGCCTGATGCGGTATTGCAATAGCCTCCGCTAACAGTTGAAATAGCATACCCAGATGCAGTATTAGCAGCGCCTCCACCAACAAATGATACTTGCCCGGATGCAGTATTACCAAAACCCCCACCGATGAATGATCCTAGTTCTGATGCGGTATTGGCACATCCTCCGCTGACGGTTGCAATAGCATACCCGGATGCAGTATTACCAAAACCTCCACCGATAAATGATCCTAGCCCGGATGCAGTATTGCAGTAACCGCCACTAATTGTTGAACCTTGATTGGATGCAGTATTACACTGGCCTCCACCGATAAATGATCCTAGTCCTGGTGCAGTGTTACTTAAACCTCCACCGACAAATGAACCATCTCCAGTTGCAGTATTGTTATAGCCTCCGCTAACTGTTGAAGGGTAAAGTCCTGATGCTGTATTTCTGTAGCCACCGCTAACGGTTGACCCTTGCCCAGATGCAGTATTACAGTATCCACCGCTAACTGTTGCAAAACAATCTGATGCAGTGTTAGTGGAACCTCCGCCAACCGTTGAATATGGATTAATAGATGTATTACTTCCTAATACTGGAACAATTGATGTTGGATTAGCTGAACCATTATAGATTAATGCTGGATCAATAGTACTTGCAGTAGATGAAATTGTAAGTTGATCACCTGATGGTGTTACTACTTTTGTTATGACAATATTTGATCCTGCTACAAATGTAGGTGTGTACGCAGAATCAATAAGATCAAACATACTGTCCTGTGTGATAAGATCACCACTCTCAAACCGGGACTTAAGTTGATTTTTTGGTAAAACGGGCATTATTTACGATTAATTTCAAATTGGCTTTGTATTATTTATTAATGTACTCATTGAACGATAAAAGCCAATTCTTCTTTTTCTTTTTAGAATCCTCATCATCTGATAGATTAAATGGGATATCACCACTACCCACTGCTTGACCATCAAAGGAATTTAAAGATCCTGGGTCACCTGGTAATTCAACATCACCCATTCCTGGGATATTGGTAGGCATAAGATTTTCAGGTAGACCTTTCTCCGGAGTACTTGCAAAATCTTTAAGATCTTTTTCAGGAAGTTTGGAAAGTTCTTTAACCTCATTTGATACTTCAGAAGCTGCAATCTCGCCTCTCTTAAATTGGAGGGCGAGTGCAAATAGTCTTCGTTGTGCTTTACTCTTTGCTGGCATTATACTCGTTTAGTGATTTTAAATTTTTCATTTCTTTGGACTCCTTTACAGGTTGGATTATATCTTGCAAAGTTTTGTAAAAGCTATGTATACTCTTTGGCGTCATTTTCTTAAATGCCTTTTCATCATCTATCTTAAGGGCATTACGAACTTTGGATGCTGATATGTTATCATCAGTTCTAAAGATTTCGTATCCACTAAAATCTGGATCTACTCCTAACTGCTCTCTATAAGAATCTTTATTAATCATTGAATCATATGCCTTCTTTCGGTCAGTTCCATAACCCCACATAACCGGTTCATATGTTGGTCTAGCAGCAGCAAAGAGAGTATCAATTGCACCATTAGGAACCACGATTGCAGTTTCTAGGAAGGGATACTGTTTAGCCATTTTAGCAAACATAGCCTGTTGTAAAGTTTCATCAAAAGGTCTCTTTTCAGGATCTGGGTTTTTACCTCTTACTAAGAAAACAACTACGGGCAAACCGTTTTCCTTATACATTTTTTCAAATACTTTAACATGCCCTAAGGTAAAAGGTTGGAATCTTCCAACAAAGATATTTACCTTTTTCATTCCAGGCTTTGGATGAGGTACCTTTAGCGCTTCGGTGATTGATTCTTCGTTAACTACTCGAGTTGCATTTTTAACTCTATTACCGTAAGGTGACAATGTATATCTCTTAACTCCAGTTTCATCTTCACTAATATTAAATAAACTAAGATTTCTTTTTAGCCATCTTTTATGAGCATTAACCTCAGATAAGATTTTTTGAATTTCTTCTTCTGTTAGGTGACCATCCGCAATAGCATCCAAAACCGTATTGCGAACTCTCGCAGAAGTTGATACATTCTTGGCTGGATATTTTTCAGTGTATCTTCTCTTAACTGTAACCCTTTTCTCTGTTATGAAATTATCTAATTTTTTAAGGTTCTTCATTATGATACTAATTTTTTTATTTATTTAAGAATTTTTATTCCCATATTAGAATTGAATGGATTAGGTATAGATCCTTTTTGTTCAAACTTAAATTCAGCTGACTTAAATGGAACCGTCTTAAACCTAAATTCTCCTTTCTTAACCAATACATCTAAGTATAACTGTTTTATATCTGTAACCATTTGCCCATACTTAGTCAATTGCTTTTGGTACTTATTATTTAGAATTGATGTGGCTTCAACCATTAAAGGATAAAATACAAACCCAATTCTGTTTTTATCGTTTGCATTCATTTTCTTAACATATGCAGGATACACCCTGTCCATTCCTAATCTACTCTGGTCAATCCCAGACTTATCAAAGAATTCTTTCATAATCTTTTTAAACTCAGTCTCATCTTCCGCTATTTTATCAAGATAAGAAACTATAGCATCTCTAGTAGCACCGCTAGGCTGGACATTAACTTTTGATAATATGTACCAATAACCTGAATTATTTGTATCTGCTATGTTAACATTACATAAGTTCATAATATTATTGTATGTACCGCTTCTATCTAATTTTGGAGGATTAACCCATTGCTTAATAACATTATTATAAAAATCCTGTTCATCGGTAGTATCAAAACTTAAATTACCTTCTTTATAGGATGAATTAATTTTTTGAATAATAGTATCACCCGTTGGTGTACCTCCACTTCCAGCCTTTGAAGAAACACTATAACCATCGAAGTAAAAGTCCACCAGTTTCTCGTTAGATGCTGTTGGGTAGGACAACCCTTTACCCGTATTCTTTAGCAAATTAAATAACATAAATCCGCCTAAAACTTCACCATAGTCATTTTGAAAGTTATTAATTGATATTGCATCTATACCTTCAAACAAACTGTTAGAAATTGAATAGAATAAATACCCTGACTTAGCATTAGCATATTCCTCAAAGTCATCATACGAATTACTGTTCTTTTGGTTGTTGACAACTTCCATTGAACTCTTAAGAATAAAATTTTTATAGTTATCTGGTAATTGTGTAGAGTTTATGTATTTCTGAACAGCTGAATATAGACTAGCGGAATCCTTATATTCAGAAACGGGAAGTCTCATTGCATCAGGTGTTAAATCCTTTTTACCTATAACCGCAGCTTCACCAGTAGAAGAAACTTTAACTCTATTCGTAATGTATAAAATATCACCTTTTTTATAAGGATCTCCAAATGAATCAGTAACAGGCTTAAGTATTGTTATTGCATAAGAATCATAATCACTTGATATTTTTCCACCTGCATTGGGTACGTATGTGCCTTTTGATATTTGTTCTATTGAATACTGGTTTTTCTTAATGCCTAATACTTTAAACAAATACTTCTCTATTTCAGATTCAGCAGTACCATCATTCATTCCGAATTCAGCTCTAAGATATTCTCCTGAAATTTTAGACTTAGGCTTAATCCAATTTTTTGACTTTGAAAATTTTTCATATCCTTTAACCCAATTGGTCTGTCTCTTTGTTAGTTTGCTATAATCAGCTGCTTCAGACAATTGGGTAGACATATTAACTTTACCTAAATTAATAAACGAATTGTAATTAAGTACCTTTTCCTCAACTATCATTTCTTCAGCTGTTGGCAAAAGAGATTCATTGGTTGACTTAATCTTTAGATAATCATCAAAAGTCTTAAATGAATCATCCTCATCTGGTTGTATGACATCAGTTACTTTATCTACCATTTGATTAAAATCATTAATGACAGATGGTGTCATGATGTTTCCTCCGTTTTTTCTTTTCTTTTTTAATGATCCTAACATTATCTTAAATAGATCTTTAAGTTGTGGATTTTCATTAAGTATATCTTTAGTTCTTTGGCTTGGTATTAATTCTACGTTAAGATCAAACTCATTACCTTTTGCAAACTCGGCTTTTTCAATATCAATCTTTGTAATATCCTTACCTCTCTTAGTTACATAGTCATTAAAAATATTTGACACTAATTCAATGTATCTCATATCTTCAGTATCCCCCAAGATCTCATGTTTCTTAATTCCTCTTTCTTCAATAAATGCTAAAAGATCCAATAAGATAATTTCATTAATATCAGCAGGTGCCTTTCTTAAATCAATAGGTTCCTTATCTTTCATAAGGTTAACTGTGTAAGGGTCTATTAGCTTAGCTGCAACGTTTTGCTTAGTCCCAGCTTTATAAAACTTAAATATTATTGATTCAATCGGTTTCTTTAAATCATTTTGTAAAGTAGTAGATTGGATAGAAGGATTTAAAATTCTTAAAAGATATTCTGCAAATGAATTAGTGTTAAAGATTTCTGCGTGGTCCTCCTTAGGAGTATTTAAGAACTCTTTAATTTTTTGTTTTTGATCATTTGTTAGATAGCCTTTAAATAGAGGCAATAGCGGAGTAACACCTAATGCATTTGCCCAGTCATTAATAACTCTAGGATCTTCAATAACTTTCATAACATTACCACTAGGAGTCATGACTTTAATATGCGTAAGAACCAGATGATTCTTAGGCATCCTATCATAAGTTATTAAACCGGGTTGATTGTTAACAAAATACTGAAAACAGAATTTCCAGTTTTCAGGTATACTATTGAGGTTTTTAGAAACTACAGATTTAATGTAGCTGATAGGCTTTTCATAGTAAACCATAAGTGTCCTATCAATTAGGTTAATAGGTCTTTGGTTTCCACCTTTATAAAATTCCACATTATCACCCTTTCGCTGAAAAGAGAAAGAAGATCCGGATAATTTTTCTGTTACTACAAGGTAGTCCTTAAAAAGATCATCTATAAGTTGCTTTCCTGAATCTTTATAAATCTGAGTTAACTCTTTCATTTGCTTATTTTTGATTATCAGTTTATATATTCTTTAGATTATAACCATATAGAAAAAGGGCGGTTATGTAGTCGCCCTTTATCATACTTTATAGCAGTTAGAGTATATACCAAAAACTCAAATGATGGCTCCCTCTAGAGGCAAGCAATATAAGAATCCAGTCTATCTATCATCCGTACTTAATAATACCTAATAATTGATTAAGTGGAGCAAAGGCACCGGTTAATTTATATAGCTTTCCATTATATCTAAAGACAATACCTTCGCTTGGATAAATTGAATCAAGACCACCTATTCGGTCAAGTTTAGCCAATTGGTCTTCAACTTTTTTAATTTGATCAACCCCACCGCCTTTTCTAATTTTAGTAGTTTCGGTATCAAGATAAGCTCTTAATCTTTGTGCTTCATCAGATGGATTTGCCGCAACAAAATTACTTGCATTCCTAATAATAGTAGCACCAAGCTCCAAGAATAGATCTTCAAAAGGTCTAATGTTTTCTTTATACTTTTTCTTAACATCTTCCTTATCATACTTCTTAACTAATGCAGCTTCTTCCTTTCCAATCTGTTTAGCAAGAGATCTCATATTTAATGTTTTCTTGTCACCGTAAGCCCATCTTCGTAAAAGCCCTTCTTTAACGTCCTGTGAAAGATTAGGAAAGTCTGCATCAATTAATTCCCTCCACCACATTTCATGGTAACGAGAAACTTCATCACCATCATTCAGGCCATATCTTCTCTGTAAAGCAATAATCTTATCTTCAAACTTTTTCTTATTTTTACTAAAATCAACATCTCTTTGTAATTGAAGTATTCTAGGTGGAATAATCTTAAATGTTTTACCTACGTTTGATTTTACTTTGGCTAAGATTTGTGGAATTTCTTTAGCAGGTCTACTATCTGTACCTAAAATATTTCCATCACCGTCCGTTTTTGTAATATTATGAAATTGAATAACATCAGTATCATAGTTAATTACATTGGGATTTTTAGAATAGATAAGCTCCATGTTCATAAAGTTCTTACCATCATTAAATATCTCAGCTTGCTTAGCAGCAGGTAACTTAGATAAAAGGTTAGCCAAATCTTTTGCAGCAAAAACAAAAGTGTCCCTAACACCAGGAACATTATGAACCTCAAATTTTGAAACAAATTGACCTAATGACATTGGATATTTAGTGTCTCCAGTATTTCTAGCAAACATAACTTTACCATCTTTCATGGTAACAAATAAGTTTTGCCCATCGGTCTTTTCAATAGGATCCTCTTCGAAGTTCAATTCTCCACGAAGCCCTGCATCAACAATCTTTTTAAAGTCACCAAAGGTTAATCCTTTATCATCGTATGGGTGGCTCATATGACCAGCGGCACCACCTTCAAAAAGAAATGGCTGGCTTTTGTCAGCCAGCCATTCTTCAAACAATTTAATATGTTTCATGTAATTAGTTTATGTTATCCCATTGAAGATTGTAACGCTCCAACCATAGCACCGTAATCTCCGCTATACTTAGATTTTAGACCGTCAATAACTTCTTTTGCTTTAGCTTCATCAAATTTATCTCCGTGGGCGCTTTTTAGAATTTCAGTTGCATATTCTTCAAATTCCTTATCAGACTTAATTTCAGCTTCATTTACTGATTCTTTTAGTTTATCAACTTCTTTTTTACTGTATCCAAACTTTTTTATTAAAGTTTCCTCTGCTTCTTTCGAAGATGGACCACCCATAAAAGATTTCATAGGATTTCTAACCGTATCTACTGCAATTTTGTGTTGGTGATAATCAGGTGAACCTTTTTTTGGAACTTTCTTTTCATTGACTTTAGCTTCTTCAACAGTTTCTTCTTCAGCTTCAACTTCTTCTTCTTCCTTTACAACAACAGTGCCTTGTACATCGGCTTCACCCTTTGCCGTTTTTGGTGCTTTAGTAATATTTTGATCTTTGGTAACCAATTCTTCGCCTTTTGAATCAGGCTCTTCTTCAGGTTTACCCATATCCATAATATCACCTGCAATTCCGGCAGCTGATTCAGAACCGTCACCTTTTGCAACCTTAATCACAATGCCGTTTTGGTCAGCCGTTTCACCCTTTAGCTCAGGACCGTTATCAACTTCTTCAGAACCGTATTCTTCATTAACAAATTTAGAGAAAGGCATAATTCTTGATTCTTCTTTCTTGTGATACATATCCTCATCCTCCAATTCGTCTTCTTCTTCCTTATCATCAGCAGCATCCTTTTTCAAATCCTCTATATGAGCATAGTCATCTTTTGCTGCATCTTTATCATGTTCAATTTCTTCTTCTTCATCTTCTTCAGCAACAGGGACTGCATAATCTTCTGGCTCCTCGTCATCATCATGATACTTAACATTCTTATTAACAGTAACTTCCTTTTCTTTAATGAAATCTTCAAATGCCATTATTCTACGAGTAGCAGCAGGAGTATCTTCTTCCTCTTCTACATCAATGCCTGATTCTTCATCATCACCTTCAGCAGGTACTTCATCAGTAACAGGTTGATCATCAGTAACTTTTTCACCAGCCTCATCTTCTAAATCTTTAGGCTCGCCTTTAGCCAATACCTCATCTTCAATTTCTTCAGCAGTATCTTCTTCAGAAACTTCACCGGTTCCACCTACTTCTTTATCTTCTTCCTTTTCACCTTCTTCACCCTCTAGTGATTTAGGTTCTCCTTTGGCTTTTACTTCATCTTCAATATCTTCAGCTCTATCTTCTTCAATTTCATCTTCAGATATATCTTGCTTTGGAGTAAAGTCTTTTAATAATGCTTCTAATTTAGACAAAAGATTCTTTTCTTTTTTTAATTCTTCGACACTTTCGTAACCCATCTTTTTAACAAGATCCATTACGGCGTCTTGATTGACCTTAGCAGATTCATTAAGAGAATCAGTTGCCGTAGCAATCGTTGAAAACTTTTTGATTGGTTTCATGTTAATTTATCTTTTTTTGATTCTTTTTTTATATATCCATGCCCCATGTGAAAGATATTCTATATTAGAATCTAACATTCTGAACCTCAAACGGGAATTTTTCTTCTTTGTATATTTTTCGGCGTTCCATACCATGACGATAAATGTAATTCATCCAATCATGGTCGTCGGCTTTATATCTAAAGTCATCAATAAAATCATAAATCTTAACAGTATCTTTAGATGCATGCTTTCTTAATCCACGACCAATTGACTGTCTGATAATGACCTCAGATTTAAATGACTCGGTAAAAAATATGTTATGTATGTTTTTAATAGAAATACCTGTAGAAAATGTTCCGTATGAAGCTACAATAATAACATCATCATTCTTTTCCATTCTGCTTTTAAACTCTTCTCTAAAATCAGACTTTACTGAACCGTCTACATAATAGACTTTTTTATCAGTTATTGTTCTAAGCTTTTGATAAATCTTTTCACCGTATGCTATTTTATGGAATAGGACTAATGAGTTAGATGTTGACTTTTTAATTACCTGGCAAATAAAGTCTAATCTTTTTTCACTTTCATTAATAAAGTTTTGCTCTAAATTAAATAGCTTCTGTCTGTCATATGGGTTTTTAGATAGAGATGAAAATGCTTCCTTTTGGGCATCAGTTGCATATTCCATGTGGATCTGTAATACTTTACATTTTGCAATATAACCTTCATCCTGTAAGTGTGCGGCTTTTACTTGAGTAACTAATGGTCCCATCGCCGACATCAGACTTAACCTATTAACAGTTCCTCTTTTAGGAATAGTTCCACTAAGACCAAAACGATAATCACAATGCCAGCATTTATCCATAATCTTTTGGATGGAATTTGCTTTTCCTTTATGTGCCTCATCTACAAAGACAGCATCAAATTGGCTAAAGTATTCATCATCTTTCTTTGTTAATGATTGATAAGTACCAATAACTACATTTGAGCTTTTTCGTATCTTAACACCTGCATATATTTGTTGAATCTTAATAGGTACCCTGCCTTTATTGTATTCCTCAAAATCACCAGTTGCCTGTACAACCAAACTAACATTAGGTACAATCATTAAGATTTTCTTTTTACCTAATTGTTCCATCATATAAGCAACTACCATAAAAGAGATAAGGGTTTTACCTGCAGATGTAGCCAATTCAGCAAGGCATCTCCTATACTTAAGAATTTTTAATGCAGCATCAATTTGATAGTCTCTTGGCTTAATATCAGAGTTCTTAAAAAAGTCATCAACCCATTCTCTAAAGACATCTTCGGTAATTGAAGTATCAAAGATATTAGTTATTCCATTTAAAGTAAACTGGTAATCATATTCTTTACAAATATCAATAACCTCTTTCCATAAACCTGCAGGAATTTTATTTTTTTTTATGAATGAAATTTCACCATTCCAGACTTTTTTCTTAACCAAGGGATGAAACCTCCAGCCTTCAATCTTCTTTGTAAGACTAGATTTTAACTGCTCATATTCCATCTCGGTACATGAGTCAATTACTAAAAACTTTTTATTTTCTGATAGGGAAAGTTCCACTAAAATTCTTTATCATCTAAGCTGATACGATTCCTAATAGCAAAGGCCATGTTATCTAGAGTTTTGATACATTCATAATAGTAATCAATATGAGATTGTAACATATCTATTTGAGTCCTAAGCGAGGATAAGTCTGCTTTAATGAATTGATTTTTTTCGCCACTGGTTAGCTTAACATCGTAGTTAATAGAATATTCTCTGTACTGTGATTTATAATATTTATCCCAAGTAGCATTTCTTTTATATATTGTTGTCTTAAAATCAGTAACCTTATCTAAAAGTATCTGTCTATAAGATAACATTCTTACTTGGCATTCTGATAGCTCATTCATACTTTTAAGCTTACTTACAAGATCTTTGATCTTTTCTTTCCAGTCATCACGATCTTTAGTTAGGCGTTGTTCTAACTGTTCATTAGCTTCTTTAATTTGTGTATCGTCAAATGCCATTAAAATATACCTTTATCGTTGTTAGTCTTTTTATAATTCTTAATCTTAGGTTGAAACTTTTTCTTAGGTTCAGGTAATGTAAAACTAGTATCAAACGAATCTACTTTCATCTTACCAAATTTAGTAAAGAGTTTAAGTTTCTTTTTTGAGGTTTCAAAGTCTTTGTAAAAATCATCAAATTGCTCAGTCACAAATTCATTATAATTTTTTATCATACGAAAATTAAATCTAAATGATTATTTGTAAAATATTTATCTAACTGACTTAGACACCCAGTTCTATGTTTATACTCATACTTCACCAGATCGTTTAAGTCCTTAACCTTTTTTGATGGTATTCTAAAATCCTTTAAAAACTTATCCCACATAAAGACAGTATTACCTGACTTTAGTTTTTCAATCATTCTTGTTTTTCCTTCAATGTCATTATCAAAGAAATATCTAACTGTAGGAATATCATTAAAATCTAATATTTGCTTTTTTACACCAGTTAAGCCGATTGTGTTTGTCATAAACATAGCATCTATAGGACCTTCAAACACAGTAAAATCCCTACTCATATCTGCGGTAAGAATACCAAAGATCATGGATATCTTATTTAAAGAATCCACTTCTTCTTCAGATACATTAAGCGGTTTTTTAAGTCTATCATAAATCCTTTCAATATTCCAGGTTTTATATTTAGGACCACCGCCTTTTCCAGATAAATTCCTAGTCTGAAACCCTATAATCTTATTATCAGCCGTTAGGTTAAAAACATATAGTTCTTTTCGTCTAGGATCATATCCAAAGTATTCTGTTTTATGATGAAGTAATCTACTCTTAAGATAGGGATATGCTCTGTATGTAAGAGAGTTAATTGGATAAACATTAAAGCCTAATGCAATTTCATCAAATGTTAATGAGAGATCCTTAATTTTTTCAAAGAGATGAAATTCTAACGTTTCACCTAACGAGAAGCTTTTTCGATTTTCTTTGATAAAGTTTAGAACATCAATACGGTCTTCTCCTTCAAAATTTAAATTATGATCTTTTAGAAATACATCTAAGCTTACATGAGCCGAGCAGTTGTAACAGTGGATGTATAAATCATTCCAATAAAGGTTACCTCTTTTCTTTCTTGCATTATTAGCAGAATCACCGCAATAAGGGCATGCAAAGTTTAGACGTTCTCTTCCTTCTAAGACTCTTCTTTTCTCAGGATGAGAATGGGTTTGATGAAGAACTCGGACTACCTTATCGATAATCCGAGTCTTCATCTCAGAAGATATTACTACTTCTGTTCCCATAGGATTAAAGATCTAATCCATTAATGAAATCATCAAAGTCATCTCCATCTGAAGCAGTTTCAGTTACAACTTCAGCCGCCTTTTCAGCCTTCTTAGGTTCAGGTGCAGCTTGTGGTTTGGTAACAGTTTCGATAGCCTCCCCTGGGTTACTAAATTGAGAAAGAACGTTCATAACTCTGTTTCTCTGTTCATCACTCCATGGGCGGTAATCGAAATTACTTAATTCAGGTGCATCTTTAATATAATCCAAAATTGCAGTTCTCCCTGCATCATCAGCGGTTACAGTTTCTCCGTTGATTGTCATAGCAGAACGAGAGCCTTGGAATTTACATGAATCGTAGTTAGGATAACCGCCTTTCTTAGAAATAACCAATTCAAAATTCTTTCCTTCAAATGGATCAAACACTTGAGTAGGTTCGTCAAACTGTGGATTAAGTTCCTCATCAATTTTAGTCTTAATCTTGTAACCAAATTTCATTACTTTAATTTGACCTTCAAGATCTCGGTTCTGTGGATCTTTAACAATTTGAACCAGCGCGTAAAATACTTCTCTACGCTTAAGCCCTTCCGACATCTTTTTATCTACAGCCGATTCAGAGTTTCTAAGTTTGAAGAACATATCCTGTACCGGACATTTGTCTCCAACGGTAGACGGTGAATCTGCGTAGAATCCGTTGCCATCTCGGTCTTCCAACCAATAGACATACTTACGAACGAAAGGTTTACGTGGATTTTTTACGTTAGGTAGAAACCTAATTAATGAACGGTAGGTACCGTCTTGCCCCTGATCGGGTTTTGGTGAATACAGATCGCTGCTTGGTGCGGGTCTGTCTCCAGTGTCAAGGTCCTTGACGCTTACACTGAAAATGTCGAATTCATTTGCCATTTTAATTGCCTTTTTTAAGTTTTACTTTTGTTAATTTAAAAGCCATAACTTAGCATTGCCTATTTGCGTGCCCGGGAATTGCCAATATACTTTGCCTTGTTAGTGCCAGTTTAAAAAGTCCCTGAATAATCAGTTCCTTTGTTATTTATATATCCGTTTCTCTACTTAGTTTTACACAGTAGAAAAATATTTTAGGGAATAATTGCAGTTATATCATTCTCACGAATACTGAAAATCTTTTCCCCATTATACTCAAATTCAGTTCCTGCCATGTCATGAAAGAATACTTTAACACCTACTTTAAAATCACTATCCTTAACCTCATTACCTACTGAAATGATTGTACCTGAATATGGTGGGGCATACTGCCCTTCTGTTTTTGGCATGTATATACTTCCGATTTTTTCAGGTTGTTCATCTTTTTTAAGAAATATTCTATTTTTTATTGCCTTTATCATGATTTTCTGAAACTAAGTTTTAAACTCTATATATAAAATTTAACTGATTGATTGAAAGAGAAGTATCTATTTACTAGCATTTAAGTATTATGTGGTTTTAAGGTTGTAGGCTGTAAGTATACTGTGATCTCATCCTTTTTCTTTATTTGCATTTAAAATAAAATACGCATCTATTAAATCATCCAAAGGCTTAGGGATTTTTTCTGAAAAGTCTTTACCTTGTGTCCACTTCCACAATTCAGTTTTTCTCAGGTTCTTATCATTGAGTACATCATCTTGGAATGCCTTAGCCATATAGTGCTTATTTGCATTCCCTTTACCTGCTAGCTTTTTAATATGAGATGGTTGGTAAATTGATATCTTATTGACACCCCATGCATTAACTAACTTATTTCTTAGAAATGTGTTATACTGTACAATGTCAATAAATGAATTACCTTTAGAACCATAAGAGAACCCTTCAAGAGAAACTTTATGTGAGTCTGTTCCAAATAGTGTTATTAAGATATCTCCAATAAGATCAGCTATAGATTGACCATCTGCCATTTTCTCTCGTTCCCTAAGTAAAAAATCCTTACTTGCTACATGCCTATAATAAGGAAAGCCTAATATAGTTTTGCTATCCATTAGTTCTTTATGAACTGAAAATGCTTTAGGTATTTTGCGACCTTCTTCATCCCAGATACGATTACCGTAATTAAAAAAAGCTATAAATTTGTATTCACCTTGGTGGTTTTGTACACAAACCCCTGGGCTATTAAGAGAAAAATCAATTCCTGTATAAATCACTTAGATAAGATTAAAGTCTCTTACCAAGAATCGAACCTAAGGCCGCCGCCACCAATCTGCTCGTCAACAGATCATATAGAGCACCCTTTTGAATACCTAATACTTTAGCAATCGCTTTACCTACAGCCTTTCCTAAAGCAAATCCTGTAAGACCACCTAATACCGAACCTAAGATGCCTTCATTAATTACTTCTTCCATTACTTCTTCAAGGTCACGACCACTTTCATGTTCTTTCATTATGAGATCAACTGCTTCATCTATTGCGGCCTCTTGCTCATCAGTTAATGATTCGTTTAGTAAAGCCTCAACATCTACTGAGTCATTATGGTTTTTGGTAAGGTAATCTTTAAATGTTTTCATTGTACTCTATTTCCTTTGTTTATATATTAGACAAGATTGACTGCTATATCAAGTATGTTATACGTGAAGTTAATATCAAAGGTTTGGAATTCTACTGTATTGCTTGAAAAGTTTAAATCTAATGCGCTCACACCGGTCATTATCATATCTTTTAGCTGAACGGTAACAAAAATATTTCCTTCACCATCTAGCATTTGTAAGCCTACACCCTCTGGCACAAATGGATCTTTACCTGATAGCTTATAATAATAGTCAAAAGTTTCAACAGCCATCCAATAATTTATCCATCCATCAAATGCTTGCATTGTAACGGTTAAAGTTTTATCAAATAGCTCTTGTGTAGGTAAGCTACTTCTAAAGCTCCTAGTATTACCTGGGAAGTCATTCTGGGTAACAGGGTCAAATGATGGCCCTGGTAAATTCATTGACTGTATTCCATAATTAAAGTAATCAATAGGCTCCTTTATAAGACCGCCAGGTATCCTGTTTAAGTAAGGTCTATACTTATTTGAAATTTCCTTTGGGATAAATGTTCTAGGAAACTCAAACCTAAATTGATTATTTCTTGCGCTTAATATCATATCTCAATTTTTAGTCCACCTGGTAAGGTTCTAAATTTACCAGACCCTTATGCTGTACTTACCGTTACTGGGTTTTTCTGGGTATTAAATTCTTGTAGATTATTGGCGGCTTGTTTGAAGTATCTTTTTTCCTTTTTCTTTGATGCTTCAATTTTTGCTCTTTTTCTTAGTGCAGCAACCTGTTCTCTTTTCTTTTTATTTGCATCGGCCAAAGCCTGAGCTTCTTCGGCTTCCTTTAGAGCCAATTCAGATTCAGGAGCACCTAACTTATCAGTAAGAGTAGCTACTTCATTAGTGAGAGATAAGTTAGAGGCTTCTAATGCTTGTATAGTTGCAATTTGTTCTTCGTCTAAAGATATCATTTCAGCCAATTGAGCATTAAGTCTTTCTATTTCGGTCTGTAATTTAGCCAGCTCTTGTGAATATAGCAATGCCTGTTCATTTAACTTAGAAGTCATTGTTTGTTTGGCGGCATCATTTAAACCTAAGAAGGTACCTGTATATAAAACACTTTCATCACTTACACCACTTTCATCTTCCATTCTTGTAGAGATATAAAAGTTGTTATTATCTAATGATAAAATCTTCTTTGAATTTTCCTTATCAATTTTAAAGAGTACCTGTCCTTGCGAAGGGTCTACTTCCTGTACTCTAGTAAAATTAGGAATTCTTATTTCATCATCCTCACCAACAAAAACTAAAGTAAGAGTACCTACATTACTTAAATCAATCGGCTTATCTGCCATTTCACCATTTTCACCAGTCTCATCAAAAAGTGTAAAGATAATGTAATCATCAAATGGAGATATTCTAATAACACCATCACCTTGCGGTAACGGTTCTGCTGTAGGATTAAGAGATGTAAACTTTTTATAGTACTCTCTTTCCTTTTTTGTTACTGATATGTTAGTCTGTACTGCCATCGTCTTCGGTTAATGTTTGTATTTTTGCTGGTGAAATTGCAGCCTTTACATTTAATCTATCTCTAAATGAAGTAACATACTTGGTCTTAACTACTAATTGCTCTGCTGTTTGTTCTGATGTTTCTCCAGGAATAGTTCCGGAATTTCCATTATTAACTATAATGTTACTTCCATCATCTTTAGATATTTGATTATAGACATTTGCAACTGTTGGCACCACACCTAAATTTATCTTCATTAATCTTCTTCCATATTTCTTAACATCAAATGAAGTTAAATTTGCCTGTTTAATTATCTGTGTATTATCAGCTCTATTATAAAGTCTTAATAAGTAATTTATTGAGAACGATGCAGCAATTGCACTATTTAATACAATAGGTCTAAATAAGATAGGATTATCAAAGTTTGTAGTCTGAGTAAATACCTGAGTACTGGTTTTAGTAAAATTAGTACCTATCTGTTCACTTACATTAATTTCATGAAATACTACATAGTCACCACCTGATGAATTAAGTTGTGCAATAAAGTTAGAGAATGTAGAACCGGTCACCATACCAGTTAATTCAAAATAATCTCCACTATCTGATTCAACTACACTTGCATAGAGGTCATCATAAATATCTCTATTGGCAATAGTAACTGAATTAATTTCTTCTACATTATAATAGCTATAACTGTTTTCAACTATAGTTTCATAAATTCCAGTAGCCTTAAGTGTAATAGTAGGAGTACCTAAAAAGCCTTGGCCTTCTGTTAACTTATATCCTAAACCATTAGGCACAGTATTATTAAATCCATTATTCATAAAGTAAAGAGAAGGTACACGCCATTCAATATAAGTAGCATATAACTTATCATTAATTAGAATTGGATCAGGATTAAATACAGGTGTATCTGTCTTTAAGAAATTTATAGACGATAGGTTTAGCAACTTACCATCTCTTCTAGGAACTAATGTTTCAAAAATAATTCCATCAAAACCAGTAAAGTTAAATCCTGAAATAAAATGAACCTTTATCTTATCATATGCAATAAGTTGCTGTGGGCTAAATGTTTGCAATAGATTTACACTATCTGTTAAGAGTGGATCAAAGTCATTATAAGGAACACCTATATCAGTATCTAAATAAGCATACTGTGTTTTATTTTCATTGATGGCAGCTACAGATATATCAC